AGCAATTCTATTGATTTGCGTACAATCAATATTTTTTCCTAATTTCAGCATAACTTCTTTGAAAGTCAGTCCTTGATCTTGGTATTCCTTAATCCGATAGATTTGATCCAAATTCATTCCTGCTGTCAAATCAGCCCAATCTCTTCCCAATATCCTGTCCCTAGCCTCAAAAGATGGATTGTCAAAATGCTTGACGAATTTGAAACGACTCGGTCTATTCTTCAAAGCATCATCAACCTTATCGATATCATTAACATTAATAATTAAAACGACTTTATCATAAGTGTTATAAACGCCATCTAAACCATTAAGAATTATATCAAAAGTAAATTTAATATAATTCCTGTCATTACCCATAGTGCATTGTCTTTTATTAAAATAATTATCAAAATCTTCCATAAGAACTATGCATTTTGATGGAATGTTTGAAAACATAAACAAAAGGTCATGGTTGTTCCACTCTGGATTCAAAGTAAAAATCATAATTGGCAAATCATATTTCGTTGACAAATATTTGACTAAAGATGTTTTACCAGTTCCCGGCAAACCATGAAGAAGTGCGCTTGTCTTCATCCTCTTGCCAGCAAGCATTTCACCAACTTCATTGTCGAAGTCCCGCCATAAAACAGGATCTATCATTGGTTCATTCATTCTTATTTTCAGAGAACCAATCTTATCAGTTCCAAAAGGCAACAACAATCGAATTGGAACACCACTTATTTTGAAGCTGGCATCTTTCAAACCAACATTTAAAAAATTCTTGAATCTATTATAATCCCACCTTAAACAAGTGATCACCGTTAAATAGTCTTTGCTCTGCCAACCTGCTTGAAATAGACGCTCATTACGAGTCAAGAAAAAAAATGGAACTGACTTGGGCAAACAGAAAACAGAATAGAAAACAGGATATTGTGCTTCTGAAGTAAATTCCTCATACAAAACAAATTTATTTTCATCCTTAAAATAATCATAAAGAGTCTTGAACGTGTTACCGTCTACTCTCATTTCAATGAAAACAACATACTTACAGAAAGCCCATATTCCTAAAAAAGATGCAGCCAAAGTTAAAATAGTGGAAAACATCATGCTTTCTAAAACCCATGAAAATCATGGGACTCCAAAATCGCCCTCTTTCAAGGGCTACAAACCTAAGTTTTGCTCCCTGCGAGCAGTTCTTGCAGGAAGGCTTCACCCCAAATCTCGCCGTGAATGACCTGTATCATACAGCCTCTTCCAAATGCTTGATCGCCATATCGCAATACTCTTTGGAAATATCCATGCCGATGTATTGCCTGTTCATCTTTTTGCAAGCCAAAGCAGTCGTCCCCACACCCAAAAACGGATCAAGGACTACATCTTCAATGAAACTCCAACCCTCAATACAACGAAGTGGTAGTTCCATCGGAAACTGTGCGGGATGGCCCTTACTTCCGACGACTCCGTTGAACTCCCAAATCTGCCCCGACAACTGCATCCACCGTTCCTTGGTAATTTTGCTCTGCTCCTTCTTTTGTTTGTCAACCTTCTCGTACAAGCCGTTCTTTCGGAAATGCAGAATGTACTCTATCTCCGATGGGACATGGCAGTTCTTGGGATATGGATAAGTACCACAGAACCGAGCATTCGCACCAAACTGAGCGTTGTGGTTACTTGGCTTCTTCCAGATGATCGGATTGAGGTACTGACCGCCCAAAGCAATCATTTCACCGATGACAACCGTGTGATTGGGAACAACGTAAAAGTTTCCCCGCTCGCCAATCCTATGCTCGCCTTTCGCATCTTTGTTGGAAATGCCAACGTCACAGATGTTCACGAAGATGTTGCTGTTGGGCTTGATGACCCTGTACATCGCATGGCACATCTTCCTGAGCCATTGGTGGTAGTCGGCAAAATCCAGACTATCGTTGTACCCAGAATACGGCTTGCCGATGTTATACGGTGGGCTGGTAACTATCAGATCAATGCAGTTTTCTGGCATCGTCTGCATCAAATCCAAGCAGTCGCCGTGGATGATTTTGTTTAGAAAGTCCTCTGGGTACTTCATTCTTGTCCTTCCTTAATCCTTTCAGTTTGTCCTCTGTTGACGGACAAAATTCTGAAATGGGCCTCCTGAGACTTGAACTCAGAACCGAACGATTATGCTTACCACTACAACTTTCGTTGCCCCTTTCGGGTTTGTGGTCTGGACTATACCTTCCCTTTCGGGTCTGCCGTCTAGTCTCTACACCTTCCCGATTTCTCAGGCTTGGCTCGGTATTCCCATTTTACAGGGTTCACCGAATTTGACAGATTCTACTAATAGCTTCCACATAATTATATGAAAACAATTAGCAACCCTATAGAAGTCAACCATGCAAGATTTAACTTGTTTAGGTTGCCTTCCTTTCTAAGTCGTTTGCTCTAACCAGTTGAGCTAGAGGCCCTTAACAATTTAATAATACACATAATAAAAAAAAATACAAGAACAATCCCGTCAACGGAGGAAAATTTTTTTCAAGAATCAAATAAATTTTTAACAGAATTTAATTTGACTATGATTCTCACAAATTGGTCCATATGACTTCTTCATATTTTTTGTTACTGGCATTAGAAGTTTTTTGAAAAGTAGAAAACTCCAACCAGTTGGCTCCACTTTGTTCACACACAATTGTTTGTCCATGTCTTTCTTTGCACCACGAAGCAAGTTGTTCATAATTTATGTTATTGTTTCTGTATCGTTTACCAGCCTGTGAATATGGAGGATCAATAAACCAAGTGCATTTTTGGTTGAAATCTATTTCATCATAAGACTTATTTTTTACTTCCCAGTGTTTTATGCAATTAACTTGATTTGCAATCATATTTCTTTTGCGTTCCGTCCAATTACCGCCTCTTGACTTTGACAAAGGATAACGAGAAGAAGAAGTTTGAGATTCTGTTAGCCAAAAGCCAATTAAGAGCTTGGCTTCTGCTGCAATATTGCAATCAGAAACGGGATACTCTTTAGAAAACTGGTGACCATTATTGTCAAGAGGAAGACTTAGTATTTCCTCCTTTTTTACTTTAATTAAATAGTCCCATAGCTCAACTATTGGTTCGTAATTATCATATAAGATTATTTTTTTTTCTGGGTATAATAAAGAATATCCAGCAGCGCCAGCAAATGGCTCAATGACAATATCATATAATGGCTTTGGATAATGTTTTGCCATTCTATATTTTGAGCCAAAGTATGAAAAAAACGGATGCAACATCATGAAACCTCAATATGCATTTGAAACAGTCTAAAATTTAAGCTTGAACCAAGCTAATGGCACTGTTTTCACAGATTGCATTACCCCACTATTTGTGCTTTTCATTTCCCTACGAGGCTGTTTCAACAATTCATCGACCCTTGATGAATTTATAACAGCAGCCCTTTTATCTCCCATAATATCAACCACAAAAATAAAACCCTTATCTTTGCTTTTTCTTATAGTCAATTCATTAAGAAATATTCCACCATCATTAATTAAAAAATTAGTTTCCCAACCTTTACTAAAAAAGAAAGTCCTTCCTCTATGGTTAGGATATCCTTTCCGCCTTGCTTCAACTCTTTTTGGCTTACCTTCATATTCAATAAAACCATCTGTTTCACCATCATCGTCATCTTCTTGTAATTTAACTACCTTAGCTTTGATTTTTTCTGCAAAGTCTGTAATTAATCGTCTTTCAGCAATCTTTTCTTCAATAGGCTGAAATGCCATATCACAATCTCCTTCCTTCCTATCTGTCAACGTGAGACATATTCACCTAGCAATCATAGACGAAAAACACAAAAATCCAATCACTTTTTGACAGAACTAAAAAACCCCTTGGTCTTGGTCTTGACAGCCTTGATTTCTACAGGAGGCACAATCTGATCATTAAGCCATTTTTCTACAAGATCTGCGTCTGGACCTTGTACAAATGTTCGATCCTGACCACCTGTTTTTGTAGAATAAAAGGTGGCTACCTTAGTGTTGCCTTCAACCTTAAATTCAACTCGCACAATATGAGACATGTTAACCCATTGATTCGACAATTTCAACCACATATAAAAACTGCTTTCCCGTCCGTCAACAGAGGACGAATTTCTTTGAAAAAAAATAAAAATTAACGAACAAATCAATTGTAGTCAAAATAAGAATTTAATCAAGCAACATCTTCTGCAACAAGAAAATGAACCCAAGATTCAGCCCTTGATTCATCCAAATGCAAGTTAGACAAAGGTTTTTTGGGTTCGCAAAGAAGCTTCATACCAGCTTGCTTTGGCGTTCTGCCAGCTTTTTGGGAATTACAGTCAACACAAGCAACAACAATGTTTTCCCAATTAGTTTTGCCGCCCTGACAACGAGGGACAATATGATCCAAGGATAATTCATCGTTCTTTTTTTTCTCGCCACAATATTGGCAAGTACTATTGTCTCTTCGATAAATACTTCTTCTGTTAAACTGCGCCTTAGTACATGGAACTTTATCATATTTTGTGTATAATATAACCTCTGGAACCTTATAGGACGCACTTACAGTCCTAATTTTTAACTCGTCATCATCTGGCATGATCTGTGACCACTCATGCCATTCAAACATCATAAAATCATTGCTAGGATCAATAATTTTTGCTTTTGGTGTTCCATCATCATATGTCGAAAAAACCTTGCTAAGGGCCTTCTCAAGAGTAATAATCGCAATAGCACGCCATGATTTGTTAAGGACAAGAACTTTTCTCTCGGCCAACACAAGCACCTCCGCTTAATCTATCTAAGACATTGAAGGCGAACTATTTTTATATGTTTGATGCCTACAGAAATATTTTTCCCAAAAACACTATTCTTCATCATTTTCAAGATCATTATTCTCAGACGATGTGCTGCTGTTGAAAGATTCCTTGAAAATAGTCGCTTGAAGCTCTCGAACAAGCTTCAAAGCCTCATCACGCTGAAAACCAGCGTTTACCAAATCCTTATGATAAGAATAAAGAAAATTGGCAAAGATATTGAGAAATGCTCCAACTTGTTCAAATGCGGCAATGGTGCGAATATGTTTATCATTCATAATGTTTTCCCCTTAATTCAATTATTAAGGAATTAAAAATTAAAGTCAAATAGGTGGCAGGTTTGAATACTCAGGACTTATACATTTGATCTTAGTCACAAGCCTTAAAAATCCCTTATATGGCACTTCTTTACCGAGAACATTATGATCTAATGGTTTTTTAGATTTGCCGGGAAGAACATTTATGTTCCACGGCTCACCTTCACCATTATTTATTTTATCGCCATATTGCTTATGTCCGGGTAGATGTGTGATGTCCCAAGGAGCTCCATCTCCATTACACCATAATCTCTCATCCTGCGATACATATAGAATGGCATCAGCAGCTTGAGGAAGATAGTGAGCAGGAGGATAATTACCCAGCCCACCATAAGAAAGTGGGTAAAGCAAAGACTTCAATGCCGTGCGGCTATTACCTTCTTTAAGCAAAACAAATTCATCAAAAGAACATAGTCTTTCCATGAACTTATATATAAACACATAATATATAATTCAAAGCAAAATCGTTGCATATTCAAGAAGTTAATCTTTAGCTATTGGGAAATTAAATATTCTTCCTGTAAAGAAAATCAAAAAAATCATACCTGTGCTTTGCCAATAATTTATTTCCTTGCAACAAGTCAAAACTTCAACACAAATATTATTCCAAGCATATTGAAAAGGGAAAGCCATAATACAGGCCATGCAAAAAACAGCAGTAATGCCAATTACAAAAGATCCTGCTGGAGTAAGAATCTTTTCAATCTTATCGTCTTCATCCATGTCTTTTTTCATCGTGCCACCAAAATGGGTTGGTAATTCAAATCAATTTGATTCTAAAACTTTTGAATCGTTAATGCAAGGCAAGAAAAGCAGAAATAATTTTTAATTTTTACTAATTGTTTCTCAGTTGGATATATAATTGTAACAAAACAATTAAGATACAGGATTATCATGCCAACATGCAAGAAGTGTCAAGCTAATTTCCCCAATCGCATCAAAATAGATGGTAAAGAAAAAAATCTCGGCAACAGAAGTTATTGTCTTGATTGCTCGCCATATGGGGAACACAATACCAAAAAATTAGAAACAGGAAAAGCAAAGCAAATAATAGAAAATAATGAAATAAAAAGAAAATGTATTAAATGTAATGAATATAAATGTGTCAATTATTTTCACAAGATAAAGGGAAAAAGAAAATATTATTCTTATTGCAAGGTTTGTTTGTATGAAATACAAAAAAATAGATGGTTAGATCGTAAAATGGAAGCAATAAAATTAATGGGAGGAAAGTGTGTTATTTGTGGATATTGCAAAAACTATGCGGCAATGGAATTTCACCATTTAGATCCATCAGTTAAAGAAATGACATGGGTAAAAGCAAGAGAAATGAAGTGGAATAAAACTATTGAAGAACTTAAAAAATGTGTTCTTCTTTGTGCCAATTGTCATCGAGAAACACACAATCCAGATGCATCATTGATACAGACAAGAGAAGCCAACCCATTGTTAACTAATACTTTGAAACCAACAGGAAAATGTCCAAATTGTCAAACTGATGTCTACAACACGAAACATTGCTCTGTTCAATGTGCTGCTGCAAGTAAAAGAAAAGTTGATCGTCCAACAAGAGATGAATTAAAAAAACTTTTAGAAAAACACAATTTTTCACAATTGGGAATAATGTTTGGAGTTACTGATAGTTCCATAAGAAAATGGGTTAAATTTTATGATCTAAAATAATACCGCTGGCGGGAGTCGAACCCACATGGCTTTCGCCGTTGCTTTAGAAGAGCAATCCAGTTCCATTTCTGGGTCAGCGGCAATACATTCAATTTTACAAAGAAGTGTTGGCCATGTCAATTGAATGTGGTTATAATTTTTCATGAAAGCCTCTACTCTCCATAAATGTGTTTGCCTCATGTTAGAAGATTGGGGAGAGGACAAAAGCCGCACTGGTTTTCACTATGCGTTTGCAATAAGAAAAAATAGAATCATGGAAATGGGGAAGAACAATCCCGTCATGATGTCAGCGAAAGCATATAAATTAGCTCAAAAATTTAATATCGCACACTGGAAAAAATACCCATTCCTTCATGCTGAAGCAGACCTTCTCCTCAAACTTGATGAAAAGTATTACAACAGAAAGACAACAATACTTAGCATGAAAATAAATAGACATGGAAAATTCAGACTGGCAAAACCATGTTACAAATGCGAAATAGCATTGCAAAAATCTAATTTGATGAATGTTGTTTGGAGTCTAAATGACAATAAAAATCTAACATTACCAATTCTTGGAAACTATCAAGAAAAGACCGCCTCGACCAGCTTGTTTAGCACCGAAGTACAAACAATTTAATAATCCTAAGACTGGTTGTCATCAGCGTGTCGAAGCACGAATGCTCTGAAATATTTAGAAATCTAACTTCAATATTTTATGGAATCAAAAATAATAAATTCAGATTGCCTCGAAGGATTAAAACAAATCGAGCGTAATAGTGTACAAACATGCATAACATCTCCTCCTTACTGGCAATTAAGAGATTATGGCCAGAAAGATCAACTCGGAACAGAGAAGACTCCAGAAGAGTTCGTCAGCAGTTGCAAATAAACTTAAAAGAAATTTTATTGGAATAGATCTTAATCCTGATTATTGTATCATGGCACAAGAAAGAATCAAAAAAGAAAATCCGCCTTGTGAAGGCGGATTACAACAATTCAAAATTGATTAACATCAACCATTGATTGCAAGCCAAGGATTTGCACTCATTACCTTGAATGACCTGCAAATATGAAAATTATTATCTGTACCAGTGACACCATAAATTCCAATATAATTGCCACCGGGAATCCACACGCCACCAGAAAGATACATGTTATATCTTAAAATCTTAACATTATTCATACAAACATGAAGATATTGCTCTGTTGCAGAAGCATATTCGTAAATAATTTCCCAAACTCTATAAGTCGCATCATCAAGTGTTTGATTGGTTGAGATTGCGTCTTCTATTAAAGAGTTATTTTTATAAACCTTAACAGTATCACCATCATCTTCATCGATGTATACAGATATTGAGCCATTAGCGCCACCTCCAGCACTATTTGACCCCATGAAAATTGTAATGTTGTCTGCGCCATCCCCTTCGCCAGAATAAGTTGTAGCCCTTATGTAAATATTTTTATTGTAATCATAATTTTTTTCCCAATAAAGATATCCAAGCTGCTCATCAATATCTTCTGTCAATACAACACCATTATTTATAGTGTCATAAAAAGCATCGTCAGATATAGTTGCATCAGCAACAATGGATGGATCTCCCTGATCAGCACACCAGTCAATTGGAGTATCACCAATACTGACTTTTGAAACTGGGCTACTACGTTTCAAAGTTGCTTGTATGGCAACCTTGCCATCAATTATTTCTTTGGCTTTTTCAAAATCAACTTTTTTGTTGAATTTCAAAGTGGTGGTCAAACCATCAGAGCTTGTGCCAACTATTCGATGATAAACATTAGCATCGTTGAATAGTTTTTTCAAATCTGCAATTTTATCCGTTGATACATCAATATTTAACATATAACTCCTCAAGATTGCAAAATAGACTCAAGCAAATGTAGCCAACCACCATCTTCTGGACCTATCGGCGCAGCATCATACCAATCCCAGCCAAGAACATATATTTTCCCAGAACCATATGGAATCATGGTTACTACAGATTCATCCGCACCATTTCCCTCGTAAATTGTTACAGAATTTACTGGCAAACTAGTAGTGTCTAAAGAATTAGTATCACTGAGATTTGGAATAGTAGCACTTTCACTTGGGAAAAGACCAGAACCATCAACTGTGAGGCTTATTGGCGCAGAAGCTCCACCATCAGTGATGCTAAAACTAAACACATCATTCAAGAAAGGCACCAAGTCTCCATTTCCGGGGCTGAACATCAAAAGATTACCACCAGAAGAAACAAAATTGTTAATTTTATTTTTAGCACCTGAAGTCAAATCTGGAAGAATGTCACTAGTTTCAAGTTCGGGAATAATAACATAACCAGCTTTTCCTAAAACAAATATATCATCCCATCCAGATTCAGATATATCTGTAAATGTTTCATAATCTATAGTATTAGCATCTAAGTAAGCAATAATATTGTTTGGTTCATTGGAAAAGAACGATTCTCCAACAACATAATCAACATAAGTGTCATTGATGAGAATAAAAATTTTATCATTTTTATTTGTAATTTTCGGTACATTTATTGAAAACCAAGGAATTGCGCTTCTTACTTCAAAAGACTTGCAATAATGAATATTGGTTAAAGTTGCTGTGTTGGCAAATACTCCAACAGTTGGTTCAGTGGTGTATCCGCCACCAATATCTA